GCTACTTCCACGGCAGCGGCGGTGGTGGCCCGATGACCCACGGGGTGTTGGCGACCAGACGCATGGCGTCGTGGTTGCCGGATGCTGATGTGGTGATGTGCGGCCACACCCATGACCACTGGCATGTGAAGTTGATGCAGGAGCGTCTGGTCAAGTTCAAGGGCAAGTACGACATCCGGCTGGCGGAGCAGCACCATGTGCGGACGCCGACCTACAAGCAGGAGTGGGACCCTGCTGGTGGGTGGCATGTCGAGACTGGCAAGCCGCCGAAGCCGCAGGGTGCGATGTGGATGCGGTTGCAGATCCAGAAGGGTGGCGTGGACGGGTACCGACTCGTCGCGACTTTCGTGGAGGCGTCGTGATTCTTCCGGCGGTGTCGCTTGAATTGCGGCGTCGTCTGGTTAGATGTGTCTGCCAACGCGGATGGCATGCGAACTCAACACGGGGATCCGCGCCCCAGATCAAGGATTGACAATGGCAACGAAGAAGAAGGTGGGCGCTCGTAGCCCGATGACGAAGAAGATGGCCGGAAAGAAGGGCGTCGTGGCGACGGCCAAGCGTTCCGGCAGCAGCAAGGTGATGAAGCAGATCCGCGCCAATGCTGCCCTCAACGGCGGCGGTGAACTTGGCGGTGGCGGTCAGTTGGGCGGTGGCGGAGGCGGGAAGAAGTGATCATCCGTGTGGGCGGCACTTACCTCCCAGTCGATGCGATCGACCGCATCGATGACAACGGCACGAAGGTGTCGGTGTGGAGCGCCGGTCGCTCGTACGAGGTGATCGGTGACGGTCGTCTTGAAGTCTTGAGTCAGGTCGAGTTGCTGATCCCCCGGATCCAGAACCCGGCCAAGTCAGAGTCGGTCAACGAGTTTGCCCAAGTCAAGGGCAGAAAGAAGGCATGATGTACGGCAAGAAGTCTGGCGGATGCTCGCACACCCGTAAGGGCAATGGCGGCGGCAAGGGCGGAGCCAAGGGTGGCGGCTACGGCGGTGGCAAGGGTGGCGGCAAGAAGGGCGGCGCCAAGCGATGATGAAGTTCGATCTGGATTCGCTGGTGCGCGAGATCGACAGCGCGGAATCGTTCCGCGACGGTCACCTCGTGGAGTGGCGGAACCTGATCGAACGGTTCCACGGGCCGTCCTATCGCGAGTCTCGCGAGCAGTTGGACGATCCGGAGAACTTCATTCTGGAGTATGTGGCGCTGTTGCTGCCACGCATCGTGCATGACAACCCGACGGTGCGCGTGAAGAGTGCGCGTCCGGTCAGCCAGTCGATGGCTGCGGGTGTCTTGCAGGTGGGCCTCAATCGTTGGGGCAAGATGGTCGGGATCCGCAATGTGCTTGAGCGCATCGCGACGGACATGCTGCTTGCGTACGGCGTGGCCCTGACCGTCAACGAGCCTCGCAAGGGATATGTGCCGTCAACGCAGGAAGACCCGTACCTTCCCCGGGTCTACCGCATTTCGCCGGATCGGTTCTTCATCGACCCGGCTGCGACACACCTTGACGAGGCCCGGTACATGGGCCACTGCTGGATCACCGACCGTGACGATCTCTTGGCGCAGGCCGAGAGCGACAAGACATGGGACAAGGATGTGATCGAGCAGGTGGCCGCGAACAGCGGCGTGTCCGATGTCCGTTCCGACATCGAGATCGACCGCAACATCCCAGACCGCAAGGAACTGGTGGTGTACGAGGTCTGGGTGCCTGAACTGCATGATGAGGCGGCGCAGTTGATCGACGCCATGACCGACCATGCGATGTTCAACGGCACGATCTATACGGTCGTGAAGGGCCAGTCGCAGAGCGGCAAGAAGGCGAACATGGGCATGGCCCGTGCGCCCCGTCCGTATTACGGACCCCGCAGCGGCCCCTACAGCCTGTTCGGCGGCTACACGGTGCCGGACGACCCGTACCCGCTGTCGCCCATCATGGCGCTGATGCCGCAGATCGACGACGTGAACATGCACCTGCGGTCGATGCGATACAGCGCGTCGGCCTACAAGCGCATCCTCGCTGTCGATGCTCGAAACGCCAAGATGGCGCAGGACATCCGTGACCGTGAGGACCTGTATGTCGTGCTGGCCGACAACATGGACCCGGACAACCTGCGGACCATCGAGGTCGGCGGGATCACCCAGCAGCAGGTCCAGTACGCGGCGATGGCCCAGAACCGTCTGGACCGGGTGTCTGGGATCCACGACGCCATGCGCGGCAACATCAGCGGCACGGCGACTGCGACCGAGGTCAGCGTTGCCGAGAGCAGCAGCGGCCTGCGTATCAGCCACCTGAAGCGCCAGTTTCAGGAGTCGGTGAACAAGATCATGCGTTCGGCTGCGTGGTTCATGTTCCACGACGAGAAGGTCGTCTTCCCGGTCGGTGAGGATGGAATCACCATCATGGGCGAGCCAGAGCCGATCTTCAGCGCGTCGTCAATGGTCGGCGTGTTCGACGATCTGGACATTGACATCGAGGCGTACAGCATGGAGCGGGTCAGCGAGGCCCTGCTCCAGCGCCGGTCGATCGAGTTGCTTCAGGTCATCGGCAACGTGTCGCAGGCGGTCGTTCAGGCTCCCCATGTGGACTGGAAGCAGGTGCTTCAGGTCGTCGGGAACGCCATGAACATGCCCAATCTGGGCGACATGATCGACATGAGGGCAGTCAACCAGATGCGCCAGCAGGTCCAGCAGGCGCAGGCCGGCGCGGCCCCGCAGGCTCAGGGCCTGAACCGGTCACAGATTTTGGACGAGGTTGAGGCCCGTCGCTGATGCCGCTGTATTCTTTTATTGACGAGTCCACCGGCGAGACCATCGAGTTGCAGTACTCGATGCGTGACGCGCCGAGCATTGGATCAACCGTCGAAGTCGATGGGCGAACGCTGACCCGGGTGGTCTCTGACTATCAGGTGGACGACGGTCGCAACCGCTCCCAGTACCCGTATGTCTCGTCGAGCCTGCCTCGTAACCTCGAAGGATGCTCGACGAATAGCCAAGGCAAGCCGGTGATCATGTCCCGTAGGCATGAGAAGGAAGTCATGGCGAGACACGGGTATGTGAAGGAGTAGGACGGCGTGGCTGAACCCAATGACACGGAAGTTGAACTGACGCCGGATGAGCCGGTACAATCGAGTGAAACGCCAGTCGAGGCAGCGGCAGAAGATGCTGTTGCTGACAGCGTGTCGGAAGAAACCCCCTCACGGGACCCCGACGACGATGTCTTGGATCGACTGCTGGGTGCAGAGGAGCGGAAGGAGGAACCCGCTCCTGTAGTCCCAGATGCTGACCTCGATCGGGCATACCAGATCCTCAAGCGCGATGGTGTGCCTGAAGACATCCTGAAGTCCGCATCCAAGGACATGCTGCTTGCGTGGTCGGCCAAGGCCGGCAAGCGTCAGGCAGACGTCGATGGATACGGCAAGAGGATGAAGGCGCTTGAATCCGAGAACGCCCAGTTGAAGTCAGGGCGCCAGCAGCAGGCCGAGGACGAGACCTTCGACGAGGAATCGGAACCCGAGGCCGCAGCAGAAGCGAACGACCGAGACGAGGTTGATGCGGATGGAGCCGAGGACGAGCCGCGCCTGAAGGCGCTGTCGGACGAGGTGTCCAAGTTGCGACTGCAACAGCAGGAGCAGCAGATGCGCGTGCTTCAGACCCAAGTCGAGCAAGCCATCACGTTCGTGCAGGGCCAGTACGGCAACAAGAGTGTTGACGCGCAGGCTGTGCTGAACGAGATGGACCGGCTGGGTCGAGCCAAACCCGGAACCTTCCCAACCATGATTCATCTGGCGCAGGAAGCGTTCGCGAACGTGGCAGGCCCCTTGGCGGATCCCCGCCGTGTCGGCCAGCCGACGGCACGACCGACCGTAGGCAGGAGCGAGCGTCCGACGACTCCCTCCGACGCCGAGGACGCCGTGCTTGAGGCACTGCTGGATGGACGCGACGTGACTGAAGCCCGACGACTGACACGAAAGTGAGGCAACCATGCCCGGTACCCCGATTCAGACCTTCAACGACTTCATGAATGCGACTGGTCCCACCTACCTGACCAGCGCCGATCAAGTCATCAACGAGGCCGTCAAGAACACCTACGCCTTCAGCCGCCTTCTCAAGGAGAAGACCAGCGAGGCCACGGTGCAGGGTGGCAACGAGATTCGCGACGTCATCATGTTCGATGACGCCTCGACCTACGACCACTACCTCCCCAATGACACCTTCTCGTGGCGCAACGCCAACGTCACGGACACCGTCCGTGCGCCGTGGCGCTTCTCGATCGACCACATGGCGTGGACCGATCACGAAGTTGAACTCAACAGCGGCAACGGCTCGACCCGTGATTACGTCAAGGCGCAGTACAAGCGTCTGAAGCGGATCAAGGAACAGCGCATGTGGACGTCGCTGACCAACGGCTTCGAGAACGACCTCTGGGCGACCCCCTTCGGCAACTACAGCGAGATGGAAGGCAACGCCGGCAAGTTGCCGTACGGCCTCCCCTCGTTCATCTCCGAAGTTCCGCTTCTCAGCAGCGCGTTCTCTGACCCCCGTGGCGGCGCTCCGCTTGGCTGGACCAACGTGATGAATCTGGACCCGACGGCGGAAAACCGCTGGTCGAACCAGATTTCGTACTACGACCCCGGCGCTACGGATCCCAACCTGCAACTCTCGACCAAGACTGGCATCGAGAACGTCCGCAACGGCACTAGCACCTACAGCGCGACTGTCGGTGGTCTCCTGACGGCGTTCGACGAGATGTTCCTCAAGTTGGACTTCCGCACTCCGTCCACCCGGGCTGAGTACTTCGAGAAGCCCAGCATGAACCGGCAGATGATCCTCTGCTCGCGTCTTGGCATCAACAACTACAAGCAGGCCCTCCGTGCGTCGAACGACACGCTCGTGTCCTATCAGGACCCGGCGTACAACGCTCCGACATACAGCGGGATCGAACTGATGTACTGCTCGAACCTCGACACGGCTGCGATCTACCCGTCGGGTGCCACGGCCCGTACCGCTCACAACACCGACATTGCTGCTGCCAGCACGACCACCGGCGCAACCGAAACCGGTGCCAGCGTGATCGACAGCGGCGCCCGGTACTGGTGGGTGAACGGCAACTACCTGACCCCCATCTTCCACAGCCGCCGGTACTTCGAGAAGCATGAAGTCCTGCGTCACCCCAACCAGCCCTTCACCTACGTTCAGGTGGTGGACTGCTGGTGGAACCTGTTCTGCAACAGCCGTCAGCGTCAGGGCATCGTCGCCCCGATGAACCTCGCCTGATCAGCATTGAGTCACACAACGGGGGGCTAGGCAACTAGCCCCCCTTCACCTTCAACAACAAGGAACCAACACACATGCTTCTCGCTCCCACTTCCGGTGACATCGGCGTCCAGCCCCACGGTCACGTTGCTCGCGTCATCAACCGTTCCGGCGGCGCCCTCGCCATCGGTGACCTCGTCGTCACGTCGTTCGCTCACTCCGGCGCGGTGTACCCCGCCACGACCACCGCTGAAACCCGCCTGACGCCGTTCTCGTCGGTCGTTCTGGCCGACGGTTCGCCCGTCACCAAGGGTTACCTTGGCGCAGTGGTTGATCTTGGCAGCGCCAGTGGTGCCGACGGCACCGAAGTCGTTGTCCAGTTCGGCGGCATCGTCAAGGCCAAGGCTACGGCCACCGCCGCCATCGGCATCGGAACCGCCCTTGGCGTTTCGGATACCGCTGGTGGGCTTGACACCGGTGGCGCTGCTACCTCGACCTACCCTGCTGCTGTGGCTCTCGAAGTCAAGAGCAGCGGCACTGCCGTGATCAACGTCCTGTTGACTAACGACATCTGGTTCGGCGCTGACGTCTGATCCTGCCCCCACAACTTCCGGCTGGCTGGGGGAAACCTCAGCCAGCCGTTTCCTATGCCCACCTTCGCGCAAGTCAAGCGTCACGTTCTGCTCGCGGTCGGCGGGTACCCGTCGCTCGCTGCCGGCCAAACCAATGCCGAGCGGCTTGCCGAAGTGGTCAACCAAGCCGGTCAGTACCTGTTCCAGCGGCCTTGGCGGTTCCGTGAGCGCACCAGTGCGTTCATCAGCCTCGTCGCAAGTCAGGACTACGTCGCCCTGCCGGCGGATGTTGAGGAGATCATCTCCCTGATCAACAGGGAGAACATTGGCTTCAACATCGAGTTGGTCACTCCTGACCACCTCCAGAACCTCCGAGAGATCGGAATCGACTCAGGCGGTCACAGCGTGACATACGCCTGCATGGCTCGTACTGCCAATGCAGCCGGGGCTGCACTGAACGCAGTCAGGCTGGAACTCTTCCCGACTCCCACGGCTGCGGCAACGGATGCCATCGCCGTGCGTTACCGGGCAGGCTGGACGGACATCGCCAGCGGCGCTGCTGACTCGTACGAGATCCCGATCCCCAAGTACATCGACGCCCTGTTCATCCAGTACGCCCGGGCCTTCGGCATGGCATACGAAGACGAGGGCCTGTCGCAGCGCCTGATGGAGATCGACGCTGGACCGATTCTTGCCGGCGCCATGACCAAGGACGGAATCCTCCAGCGCGACATCGGTCGCCTGCGTCCGTCCTACGAGATCGGCTACAGCATGAGCATCCTGCCACGGTTCACTCAGAACCCGACCTGACATGGGAGTCTCTGTCAGCCCATCGCCGGCAGATACATTCGAGTGGAACATCCACCCGACGATCGTCACTGGCTCTGGGTCTGCTGCCGGCATGATTGGTCAGGTGGTGTCAAACTTCTCGCTGAGTGACGCGCAGTTCACGAGCCTTATCGATGGCGGCGGTGCGCTTCAGCCGACCATCAGAATCGACTGCGAGAACTTTGGCAGGACTCTGATCATGCCGATGGTCCAGTTCACTGGATCAGCCACGTTTCAGTTCCAGATCCTTGGCTGGACGTTCAGCAGGCCGACGAACTCATGGATCTGTCAGGCTGTGACGCACAGCCCAACGGCTGTGAATGCGTCCAACAGCGCGGACGCTGGAGTCGGCGTCGTCATTGGCGGGGTCACCTACAGGCCATTTGCTCTTCTTGGCGTAACGACGACGACTGCCGCTGACGGTGACGGTGGTGTTGTGCCATTGCCATCTCACTACGAGATCCTGCCGGTCGAGGGCCTTCGTGGCGCCAGTGCCACGACTATGGCCGCGTCGAGCGCGTTCATCCAGATCAACAACTACGGGTGGCGCTATCTGACTGTGCATCTTCGCCAGACAGCCGGCGTCACATACACCTGCAACTTTAGGTGCCTGTACACCAACACTGGTCAGATATTCAGGTGACACATGGCTCTGAACATCAACCCAGACGCGGCAGGCTTGAACGATTGGGAATACCACCCAACGGTGATGTCGGCTCTAATTGGCACCACGGCGGCACCTGTTGGTCTGATACCGGGTTCGTTTGCTTTGACACAAAAGCAATTCACCGACTTTGAAATCGGTGACTCCGGTTCGTTTCCGTTCAACCCAAGCATTGTCATCGACACGATTCAAAAGGGGCGCATCCTGATCATTCCGTGCATGACGGTCGCCTCATACACCGATCTGCGATATCAACTCATCGGATGGACGTGGTGTAGGGCACTCAGTGCTTGGGTTGGAACAGCCATAACCCACATGCCGTCGGCTCGATCCAATATGGCTCTCATGCAGAAAGCCGGCGTATCTATTACGCATCCTGCCAGCGGTGCGACCGTGTATCGACCAATGGAACGAATCGGAGTGACCACGGCATCAGATGCTGATGGAGGGCTGGGGATTGTTCCGTTGCCGAGGCAGTACGAGATTCTCCCAGTTGAGGGCCTTGTTTCCTCTACCACGGCCACTCATGCCTCGCCATGCACCATTGTTGTCAACAACTATGGCTGGAAGTACATCAGCCTACACATTCAGGCCAGCCTTCCAAGTCCGGGATCCATATCGGCCATGTGCCTCTACCGGCGAGACAACGGAGCCTTCAAGTGACCAAGATCACAGAACATAACATCAGGTATTACAGCATGTTGGGCACTCTCGTTGGTGGCTTTGCGTCAGTCTGCATGATGCTTGGTCGCAAGGACGAATCCTTCAGCAGGGCGCAGAACGACATCGTGGAACTACGCCAGATCACGGCTGAACTCGCCAAGACTGCCGCGTCCACGGCCCAGACCACGGTCCACCACGGAGAGAAGATTGCCGAACTGCGGCAGCGCATCGAGCGCATGGAGGACCGGCAATGAGGTGGATCGTCCTCGCCCTGCTCCTGACCGCCTGCAAGAGCGGAACGCAAGAGATTGCCGACAGCGCCAGCGCCATTGGCGACAAGGTGCAGGCTGCAAACCGGTCGGCTGAGAAGGTTAGTTTCGCGGCAATCCGGCAGTCTGAGGAGGTCAGTTTGGTCCAACTGGATCTGATGTCTAGTCCGCCAGACATCGAGTCTGCCCGTGGCCGGCTGGACTCGATCGGATCTGACGCTGAGGTCATCAGGACTGAGGCCGAGCAGATCATGGCCCTGACCAATGAGATCAGCGTCGAGACGCAGGACATCGTCGGTAGCCTTCCGTCGGTCAAGGATGTGACGCCTTGGTGGTCAGGTTTCCTGACTTATCTGGCGGTTGCTGCGATCCTTATCGCTGCCGGCTTTATCCTGATGCACACGGGGATCGGTCACGCGATGGGTGCGTTGCTCACGCGCCTGATCCCGAAACGAAGGAGCAAGCAATGATCTTTGCAAGCATCGAGAGCCTCATCGGCTCAATCTGGGCAGTCGGTCTGGCGCTCGTGTCGGGCTATGTGGTCGGCCACATCTTCCCGATCAGCAAGTTCACGAAGAAGTGATGACCCCCCCGTTCGCCCTGCTCCCCCGGCATTTGCCGGGGTGAGCGGGGTTCTAGGAGACACAGATGGCAACTCGTATTCAGGTTCGCAGGGACACAGCAGCAAACTGGGCAGCGGCCCCGACCACGGTGCTTGCATCGGGCGAGATCGGCTTTGAGACCGACACTCTCCAGTTCAAGATTGGCGATAATACGGCCCAGTGGCAGAACCTTGAGTACGCCGGCGGGACCACGCCGATCATCAAGAACGCCGGCGGTACCGACATCACTGATCTCAACGACGCTTCACTCCGCAACAAAGGGAATGCCAAGTACCTGATCCTTGGAGCCGACACAGTTGGAAACGACCCTGCTGGCCTGACCACCGCCACCGACGGCCAGTTGTTGGTCACGGTCGCCAAGTACGACTATCTGGGTACGTCAGCGGCCAACGAGCGTTTCTTGATGACGCTGACGACTCTGACTACCAACAAGACCTACTACCGCACATACGACGGCTCCAGAACCCCGGGGAACGAATGGTCGGCGTGGTATCTAGTCATCACCGGTGACGCAAGCGGCAATGCAACGGTACCGGGCGACCTCGCCGTCAACGGCGGCGACATCACGACGACATCGACGGGAACGGCCACGGTCTTCAACACCAACGCCACCACCCTGAATGTCGGTCAGGCTGCGACGACTGTGTCGATCGGGGCCACGACCGGCACCGCCACGATCCGAAACGCGACGACTGCTATCGATGGAGCGGCTACTGTCGGAGGAACACTCGCTGTCACTGGAAACACGACGCTGACTGGCGACATCGCCGTCAACGGCGGTGACATCACGACGAGCGCGGCAACCGCAACGGTGTTCGACAGCAACGCAACGTCTGTTGACATCGCCGGCGCGGCGACGACTCTGAACATCGCTGATGCACCGACGACTAATCAGACGATCAACATTGGAACCGGCCTCACGGCCATCGGCCAGACGAAGACGATCAACATCGGTACCGGCGGCGCTACTGGTTCCACGACGAACATCAACCTTGGTGATGCGGATGGTGGATCTGTCAACATCGCCAGAGACCTAGCGGTTGACACTAATGTCCTGAAGGTCGATGCGACGAACAATCGCGTCGGAATCAACGTGACGTCTCCGACTCAGGCGCTCGATGTACTTGGGAACCTTCTAGTCAGCGGGAGCGCAACTATCAATGCGATCACGCTTGCCAACATGTCCGGGGAAACAAAGACAAATTATCTGCACTTCAACCCCGCGACGACTGGTACTAGTCAAGTTGGGTCAGTAGCAATTATCGCTGCTGCCACAGGAGGCCCCTTGATTGGCTTGGGGGCATCAAGTGCCCGAGTTTGGATCGATGCAGTTACTGGAATGACTTCTTCTAATACACAAACTATTGTAGCAGGCGATACGGGAACTATTACGGTAATTGTTGGTGGTGGCGTTACTTGGTCGCTTGTTAGGTCGGCTCCTTTGGTGTATTTGCGACCGGCTTCTGGAACATGGTCCTACGCTTTTTTTAGTGCTGCTAGTGAAAATAGTATTTCTGCGGTTTGGTCTGCCGTTGTCATTGCCATTAGGACCGCCTGATGCCCTACATCGGCGCCAATCTTCCCTATAAGGGCTGGACGACTGACACTCAGTTCTCCACGGTTCCGCCCGGTTTCTCGCAGGACATGCTCAATGTCATGCCTGTGGACCAAGGTCGTCGGCGCCTGCGTCTCTCGTCTCGCGCTGGGTTCAACCCGATCTACGACTTCGCTACCGCCGGCCCGATCCAGTGCATGGTTCGGTGCGTGGCGTACACGGGCGCTGCTGGTGCGCTGAAGACGGTCATCAAGGACCGCACGATCATCGTCAAGGCTGGCTTGGTGTACTACCTAGAGCAGGGCGGCGATCCAATCCTGTGCGACGTTGCGACTGGTGGATCCGCACCCAACAATACCCCTGCGCTCAACGCCAGCGTCAAGACTGTTGAGGGCGTCCAGTTCAACGACTATGTCTACCTGTGCGACGGCATCAACTACGTCAAGGTTGACATCAGCCTGTCCCCGAAGCCGGAAGTCCAGAAGTGGTCTGGTCCATACGGCGCTGTCGAGGTGAATGTTGGTGGTAGCAAAAATTACGCCACTCTGATCGCTCGATATGGCGCACGTCTCGTCTTGTCTGGTGTTGCTGATGCAGAGACTAACTGGTTCATGTCTCACGTTGACAACCCAGAAGACTGGCATCCAACGAGTGGGAGTGATACTGATGCCATCGCTGGCGCTGGTTCCGAATACGGAACTCTTGGCGATCGCATCGTTGCCTTGATTCCACTTGGCAACACCGGCATGTTGTTCGCCGGCCAGCGCAGCATGTCGTACCTGACGGTCGATCCTGCGCTCGACCCCAATCCGCAGATCATTACCCTGAGCCGAAGTATCGGCATCGTTGGCCCTCGTGCGTACTGCTACGGGCCTGAAAAGATCGCCTACATCCTTGGGTACGAGGGTCTGTATCGGGTCAGCCCCAACGACTTCAGCCTCGATCGTGGCAACCTGATCAGCCTGAACATCCTCGACTCGTTCTTCTCCAAGACACAATGGGAAGACATCGATGCCGTGCTGACGTACGACATCGAGTTGCGCGGTGTCTGGATCTGGATGACCCGCAAGGACCAGCCGTCTATCAGCGTCCACCTGTTCTATAGCGAGCAGACTGGCGGGTTCTTCCCCCAGCGCCTGTACGAGCCTGAGTTCTACGGCGCCCTGTCGTCGTGCCAAGCGATCGTCACGGACGGTCGCACGCCGGTCGTCCTGATGGGCAGTGCGGAGGGTAAGATCGGTTACTTCGACTACCGGGTCATTGCTGGCATCGATGGGTACCCGGCCAGCGGTTACAGCACGGCGTCTGGCGGGTCGTACACCCCGCCGACCCCAGCGGAGTCGGAGGATCGTCGGGTCCTCAGCAACCTCAGCATTGGACCGTTGCTTGGGGATCTTGGCACCCGGGTGATGCTGCGGGACGTTCTGGTCGAGTTGAACTCCGAAGAACACCTCCCGGACACTGCCGTGAAGGGCAACCTGCCTCGTCCTGCGCTGTCCCTGTCCTACGGTGACACGGCTGAGAAGGCCATCGCCAGCAGCCTGACGACCGTCCGCATGGTGCAGGTTCTGTCGGTTACGATCGACGGCGGAGCGGCTGGAACGTCGTCCTTTGCCTCGACGCTCGACGCCGGCGGCATTTCACCCACCGTGACTGACTACGAGGACGGCGGCTACGCTGCGGTCAATTTCGGCAACTACGAGGCCCGGTCCACGTTCGTGGACCCAGAGGCCCGTATCTACGACGGTGCTGTGCCGCAATCTGAGTACTACCTCAAGCGGGATACTTGGGATTCTGCAACCGACCGGTGGCTGGTCTACCACACTGACACGAATGAGATCGTCTATGTCCAGCAGGCGCTGAATGGGGTGTATAGTGCAGACCCGACCGTCGGTGAGTACCGATTCCGACCCGACGGTGTGACAACCAGTGCTGGACTCCAGTCCGACGACACCGCCAACTTCGAGGGCGTGTTGCTTGAGGCTGAGAACCTTGCGCTTGGCGAGTTGTACGAGGGCAATAACAATCACTTCCGGTGCAGGGTGAGGGCTGGCGCGGCCTACCTGCAAATCAGCAGTCAGGGCTATCCGTGGGCGCTTGAGCGAGCGTCTGTCCTGATCGACCCGGTTGGTCCGCGCCGAACTGTGCGAGAGGTGACCTAATGGGTTTTCTGAGCGGCATCTTCGGTGGCAAGAGTCGTCAGCGCAGAGCGCAAGAACAGCAAATTGCTGGGCTGCAAAGCGGACTTCGCGGTCTTGGTACTCAAGCCGGATCTGCATTCGGAACTCTTGCCGGTGAGGTCGAGGGGTTCTACCGTCCAGCACTCGACTACCAGCAGCAGCAGATGGACTTGGTTCTCAACCGGTTCATGGCTGACCGGACTGCCAACATCGACCAGTACCGGACTGGGTATGAGCAGAACATTTCGCAGTTCCAGACTGCATACGACGACATCCGTCGGCAGTACACGGCTGGCATGGAGCGCGTGTACGGCGAAGCGGCTACTGGTCGGCAGGCGATGCTTGAGAGCGTCGATCTTGCCACGCAGCGCAACGTCGCCCGTATGCAGGCTCGCAACGCCTTCAGCGGCCTTGGCCTGACGACCTTCGGCCAGCAGGCTGTTGCCGCTCAGGAGTCTGAGGGCGCCCGTCAGCGCGGCGTGATTCAGGAACAATACGCCGGACAGTTGGCCGCGATCCGTCAGGCGCAGACTGCCGGCGAGACTGCTCTGGCGCAGCAGCAGGCCGGTGGTCTAAGTGATCTTCGCACCCAGCGGACTACTGGACTTGCGGAGATGGGCGCGTCATACAGCAGTGCGTTGGCTGGATTGCAGCAAGGGCTTGGTTCTCAGCGACTTGGCCTGATGATGGGTATGCAAGGCCAGCGCATGGACTACCGCCAGCAGCAATTGATGGCACCGATCGGCTATCAGGAACAGGCCCTGACCATTCCGTTCAACGCCCAGATGAATCTGGCAATGCAGCGCGGATCTGGATCTCAGCAATTCACCAACGCACTGATGGGCGCCGGCCTTGGTCTGGCCGGCAATGTCCTTGGCGGCATCTTCGGATAAGAGGAATCAACATGGCATATCAGTACCCAACGATCGCTTCCCAACTGGCAGCAATGTCCGAGCGCGAGTCCCCCAAGTACCGTCGCGGGGTTGCTCAAATGACGAAGGTCAAGTCTCAGGACTTCTTGATTCCAGATGACATCCGCCGGCAGTACGAGGATGCCGAGGCAATCCGAAAGAACGAAGAGTTTCGTTTGGCTAACCGACCGGGTAAGATTCGCGATGCGCTGATGGCAATGAACAGTGGTCAGGCCCCGAGTGCGCCGGCAGCGAAACCATCAGGTCCTGCTTCGCCCGCCTACGCCAGTGATGACATGGAGTCTCGCAGAACGTCATCGGGATATGGTCTCTCCGCGTCTGCTCCGGCATCAACGCAGCCTTCCTTCCTTTCTCAGGTTGGAAATGCATTTGGCAGTGTTGCCCCTGACCTGTTCCGTGGAATCGCGGCAGGTCTTGCATCGTACGACGGGAATCCTCTGACCCCATACAGCGGAGTCGGTGAGGCGATGGCTGCGACCATGCAGCGCAGCGAACAGACTCGCGAGGCTCGTCGCAAGATGTCTCTGGCCGGCGAAGAGGGCGCAGCCGCTGCCCAGATGGAAGCCGGTTTCGAGCGCGAGATGAACAAGCAGAACATGGGCGACTTCCGTGGCATGGCGCAACCGTCTGAAGACGACCGTCGGTACTTCGACGACCTCGTCAAGATGGAGGGCTTCAAGATCGGCGTGCCTTCCAGCGGCGTGAACAAGGCCATGCTCGCCTACACGGCTGCTAACCCGTTCAGCGCAACCGAGCGTGAGCGCATGGAGGCCGACATGCGAAGGAATCTCCAGTCAGCACTCCGCATCTCGTTCTGAGGACACCATGAAACTTACCCCAGACCAGCGTCCAGCAGGAATGCCTGAGCCGGTCGTTCCGCAGATGACCAGCGAACAGGCCGACGCCGACATGCTTGGCCGGATCGACTCTGTCATCGAGCAGATGAACAGCAATCCCGGATGGGCGATCGGTGACCCGTCGATCAGTGGTCCGCCGTCGTTCGGCAAGGCGGTCGCCGGCATCGAGCAGGGCGACTATCAGGGGCTTGAGATGCTGGAGTTCGGCGCCGTGCGCGGGACCCCGGCTGTTTCATTCACGGATGAAGACGGCCAGCGTCAGGTCATCAAGGTGACCATGCCCCAGTGGCTGGGCATGATCCAGACTCGCGACGACGCTCGTGCTGACCTGCGCCGTCAGCGTGAACTGGAGTCGAAGAAGCAGGCGTTTGCCGGCCAGTTCAAGGCGCTGGCATCGCGTGTCGGTGAATCGCAGGACCCGATGGTGAGTCAGTACCTTGGGCTGCTGTACGACATGGACCCGGGCGCTGCCATGCAGGGCCTCCAGTCGTTCCTGAAGGCTCGCAGCGGTCGCGAGGACTACGTCATGTACCGTGGCACGGAGATGCCGTCGTCCTTCGCTGAACAGGTCGGCGCGATCGACGACGCTCAGGCCGACATGCGTATGGATGCGTTCAGGCGGTACGCCGGCAACTTGGCCGAGACCGGACGGATGCAGGCTGCTGGCGCCGTGAACATGTACTCAACGCTCATCCGACCGAAGGGTGACAGGGTTACGCCTCGTGGCATGACCCTTCCGCAGTGGTCGCAGCAGACGCAGAACCCGATGGCTCTGGCCCTGCTGGTGGACGCCATGCGTCAGGGTCTGGTCCCGGGCGTCAGCCAGCCGGTGCAACTCCCGTCGATGGTGAACGGTCGTATCGAGCCTAACTCGCTGAACCAGTTCATGTCCCGGTTCAACGAGGTGTCTGGTGCTATGGGCTGGGGTCCATCGTCGGAAGCCGACCTGCCGGTGATCTTGGATGCTCTGAACCGTGTCCGTGGCGGCATGTTCATCGATGAGCAGCAGGCCGTCCCGTCGTCTACTGGTCGCCAGCAGGCTCCTGCTCAGCAGTCTGCGGGGGCGCAGAAGCAAGCCGGGGCGCAGAAGCCGATCGGCGTGGGCCAGCGCAGTGCGCTTTCCAACATTGCCGACCTGACCATTGACCCGGTGTTGCAACGCCAGTTGAAGTCGGGAAATCCCCAAGACCTGACGCTGGCGTTCCAGAAACTTGAGATGCTGTACCGACAGTCTCAGCGTGACCCATCTGTTCTCGCCGGCGTCGGCATCTCCAAGGCCGATCTCGAAGCAGCAATCCAGTTGTTCAACATCGAGTGACACATGAGCCAATTCTCGTTCTTCCCGCAGGCTGACGGTTCCGACCCGCTCGCAGACGCACTGTCGCAATACCGTCGCAGCAAGAAGACGCTTGGTCAGCGTTCGGAAAGCGAAGAGTCTGGTATGCAGTTTGGCCGTGCAGTCGCCGGCCTGCTGAACGATCTCGACCCACTGAGTTGGGTCGTCAGCCCGTCGTCCGTGATGGACGACATCGGTGACTTCAGCACGTTCATCGACCGCGTCAAGACGATCGAGACCAAGAAGCAACTGGATAGCGAGATGGCAAGCGGCAAACTCACGCCGCAGGAGATGCTGCTTCGCCAGCAGCAGATTGAAGTACTCGACAAGATGATCGCCAGCGAGGCCCAGCAGGCTGCTGCTGCCACGCAGGAAGAGATCGAAGAGAAGGGCGTCGTCGGCATGTTCGGCCAAGGTGTCAAGGCCGGCGTCACGCAGGGCGTGGTGTCGTCCATGCGCGGGTTCACCAACCTCATGCCGGTTGACGGCGATGCGTTCTGGTCTGGCGCACAGCGCGAGACTGGAATGGCTACCCCAGAGGACAGCGTGTCCGGCAAGATCGGTCAGGCCGTCGGCAGTGGCCTGTTCAGCGCGGCGTCGTTCACCGTCAACCCGTACCTTGGTACGGCTGTCATGGGCCTACAGGGTTACGGCGGCGGCATCGAGGCTTACGATCAGGCTTACCAGTACGGCCTGACCACTGGTGACTACAGCCAGTTCGAGAAGATCACGTCCGGCCTGACCAGCGCAGCGATCGAGGCTGCGACCGAAACCCTTGGATACGGCATCGCCAGTCGTCTCGCGAAGACTGGTGTGGCTCAGTGGTTCGCGCAGCCCGGTGCGCGTGCGGTCATGGGAACGGTCGGCAAGATGTATGCAGGAGAGGCTCTCGAAGAGGGTCTCGTGCCGATCTTGCAGAACGGCGTGAAGATGACCGGACTGACCGGGATGCAGCCGGCGGAGTGGAGCGAGGCATTTAGTCAGGCCGCGACTGATGCGTTCTACGGTGGCTTCGGTGGTTTCGGCGCTGCTGCCGTCAATGTGCCGGCTGAGATCGTGCGCCGCCAACAGACGAACAAGTTGCTGCGCGAGGCCGGTAGCAAGTACGCCGACCAGTCGTTCGTCGAAGAGATTGCGCCGAAGCGTGCCGCTGCGTTGCAGGCGATGACGCCCGAGGAGCGTGCGCTGGAATCCGATCAGGCTGAAAAGGCCCTGATGCAGGCCGGCGCGGACCTTGGCAAGGCGAAGGAGAACGTCGGCGCCGTGCAAGCGCAACTCATCGCGAAGCAGCAGGAACTTGCCCGTGCGCGTCGTGGTCGCGATCAGGCACGCATTCAGGCGCTCGAAGCGGAGGTTGCAACTGGCGAGGCTGGTCTTGCGACAGCCCGACAGAATGCAGCCTCGATCTCCGCAGACTATGCGGCGGCACAGTTCAACTACCTGACGGCGCTGGCATCGATGTCGGCTGGCGCCCCGACGGTGCAGATGACCGTGGACGACGTGTTGAGCAGCCAGCAGTACAACCCTGCGACATCTGCAACGACGGCCCAGAAGGCTGTCGAGCAGCAGTTGACTCGTCTTGGGTTCAAGGTCCAGTACTACGACGGTGGTCAGCAGGGCGACACCCGTCCGGCATTCTTCTCGCCGCAGACGCCAGACACGGTCTACCTCCGTGCTGACGGCAACATGAAGTTCAGCGAGATGATGGGTCTCGCCATGCATGAACTGACGCACTGGGCGCAGTTCAACGACAGCGGCCTGTGGCGTGCCATGCGTCAGACGATGGACGACCAGACGATGTTGGCCGCTGCTACTGAGTATTGGCAGCAGGCCGCTGGTATTGACCCGCAGGTCCGCCAGTCCCTTGCTCAGATCATGGCAGAGGCTGAGGGCAAGCCGATCTCTGGCGACGATGTGGCGCAATTGGAATCGCGCATGGGTCGATCGCTTGTGGAAAGCGAAGGCGCCGCCAAGATGATTGAGAACGGTGCCGCTGCACTGTTCCGTGGCGAGGCTGTACCCGGCTGGTTCGGCCAGTTAGTGACCCGTATGGGCCTGCGTGGCCGTGCGGCCATGAGTGCGCTGAAGTTGTACCGTGGCCTTCAGGAGGCCGCGAAGAACAACAAGGGCTACACCCCCGGCAAGGTCGGGTTCACGATCGATGCGGCGCAGCGCGGACTTGAGGTCATGCGTAGGGCGCGGCTCCAAGCGGCGGGGGCTGTTGCAGCGCCACCGGCAACGCCACAGCCACAGGCGGCTCCGGCCCCCGCCACTACACCTGCGCCGGCCCAGCCTGCTCCAGCCGCTCCTGCGGCGCCTGCGGCGGCGCCTGCCCCAGCACCAGCACCAACGGCGGCGGCTCCTGCGCCGGCTGCGCCAGCGCCGAGTCCCGCCGCTGCCGCGCCGGCCCCGGCTGCTACCACCCGTGCGGCTATCGACGCCGCCGCCGCGAGCGTTGCTGCCACCCCAGATCCGTCGTTCTTCGCCCCGTCCGCGAACGAGGTTGCTGCCGCCGATATCGCACTTGAGCAACGTGCATCGGAGGATGCAGCCGCTGGTCGCCAGAACCCGTACGAGGGCGTCACTGGCGAGGAGATCGCCCGTCTGATGACCTATGTGGACGCGGTCGATGGTGGCCTGCTCCCGGGCCAGATGGTCACTGGTGACCAACGAAGGATCGCCAAGGAGATGCGCCGCAAGATCCGCCGTACGGTCGGCACGATCAGCGCACGCGGCAAGGAAGTTCCTGAGACCATTGACGCGGAAGCGATCATCGATTCGATCATCCCGGTCGCGACCAGCCAGCAGTGGAAGAACATGCGCGACTTCAAGAGCACGATTCAGGCCAAGGTACGCAAGGCTGCTGCCGAGGCTGGAATCGACCTAAGCGTGGACAGCCCACGGGTCAACGAGTACCTGCGGCGCATGATGGTCAAGGAAGTTCGCGCTGCTGTCACGTCGAACTCAAATGCTGTCGGCTGGTACGACGAGAAGGTCCGCAAGGCGCTTGGCATCGTCGCTCTGATTCATCCTGAACTCGCCAGTGATCGCATGGCTCAGTTCGCGTTCAAGTGGGCGCTCGCCGTCACCAGCAACGGCGCGAAGGTCAAGGACAACTTTGACAACGCGCTGAAGGCTTACGAGTCGTACAAGGCCAACCGCGTGATGCCGACAGACATTGGTGTCGGCAAGCCTGCTGGCGCGATCAACAATGCGATGCAACTGTTCAATGATCTCGTTGCCAAGCATGGCATGGATCGTGTTGAGCAGTTCATGTCCACCAAGCACACCGTTCGAGAGATCCGTGAGTTCACCGGCATCAGGCCGAACGGCGAGAACATCGACACTGTTCTGTACGGTGCTGCCGTCGTTGGACCGAAGATCGGCAACGGGTTCTTCGCAAACCTGTACGGTCACTTCGAGCAGTTGACGATGGACCGGTGGTTCATGCGTACTTGGGGCCGATGGTCTGGGACGCTGATCCAGCCTCGCCCTGAACTCGTCGCCAAGCGCCGCAAGCAGATGCGTCAGGTTCTGGCGCAGATGGACGACGCAACTCGTGAGGAGTTCTTCAAGGCCATCAAGGTAAAGCCACGCGCCATGACGATGGCGGCTGCTGTTGAAGGCCAGCCGGCAGAGGTCGAACTGACTGACGCCGCTGTTGACAAGATTGCCGAGTCGATCAAGAAGGCATCGGTCAAGAAGGACCAGCGGGACATCATCAACGAGATCGGCGTCTTCGAGGCTCCGCAGCGCGACACGTTGAGCATGATGCTTGCCGATGAGGGTGACGAGGATCCTCGCTACTCGTTCGGTGACGAACTCCGCAAGATTGGAAATGGTCTGTCTGGCGCCAAGGATGGTCAGAAGGAAGCGCCGGCCAGTGGTTCTGAGCGTGCGCGTATCCGCAAGATCGCTCAGGCTGCACTGGATGAACTCAATCAGGAGTTCCCGGACCTCACGATGGCCGATCTTCAGGCCAGCATCTGGTACCCAGAGAAGCGCCTGTACGACTCCAGCAAGACCAAGGAATCGTCTGCTGCGATGCAGTACGATGAGGGTGGCGCTCCCGACTATGAAACTGCCGCACGGGCGGTTGCCAAGAGCCGGAACGTGAGCGATGATCAGATTCGGCAGGTAACAGAAAGGATCGACAATGACATTCGATCAGAGCGCACAGGAAGCACACGACGAGTCGCTGGAACGCCAGATGCGCGTACGGTCAGCGCCCGTGCAGCAGCAGCCACAACTGCTGAACGAGGAGCCGGAGACCGAAGAGGGGTCGGAGCGGCTCGAAGCCTTGCGCCGCTTGCGGACGCGCCTATCGTCGATGGCGCGACCGGTCCAGACCCAGACATCGTCGCAGCAGCAGAGCGGTATGCAGCCTCCATCGGCATCGACCTGAAGCGTCAGGCGTACTACGCCAAGGTTGATCTTGGTCGGGCCAAGCGTCTGGCTGATGCGTTTGACGCCATGCCGCACGCTCCGAACGACCCTGCGGTTGTCGAGGCTTACGATGCGCTGATCGACCAGACGGTCGCTCAGTACCGTGCGCTTGAGGATGCAGGGTACAAGTTCTGGTTCTTCGACGAGAGGACCGACCCGTACAACGGCAAGCCGTGGATGGCCCTGCGTGACCTGCGGCAGAACAAGACGATGGCGGTGTTCTCGACTCAGGCCGGCTTTGGCACGCTTGAGGAGATCGACACCTCTGGCAACCCGCTGCTGGTGGACACTGGAATCCGGTGGCCCTACGGAAGCCCCGATGGTCCGCTGACTCCTGTTCTCGCGAACGACCTGTTCCGCGCTGTTCACGACGCTTTCGGACACAGCCTTGAGGGTGCAGGCTTCCGCGCTCGCGGCGAGGAGAATGCATGGCAGGCGCACGTTCGCCTGTTCTACGGTCCTGCTGTTGGCGCCATGACGACCGAGACTCGCGGTCAGAACTCGTGGCTGAACTTCGGCCCGTACGGCGAGCAGAACCGCAATGCCGGCGTGCTGGAGACGGTGTTCGCGCCACAGAAGACTGGCCTCATGCCGGAGTGGACGTGGACCGAGGGACGTGTTCCTGACATGCCCGACCAGCCGCAGGGTCCGGGCGGCGGTCAGCCGGCGGTGTCAACGTCGAGCGCCCGTATCACTCCGCAGCAGGACGCTCAGTACATGGATGCCGTCAATCGCGACGAGGCCGGCAATGTCATCCCGCTTTCGCAGCGGTTCAACCCCGCCAGCCCGAGCATTCTTGAGGCCCGTGAGACGAGACCAATCTCGTCGTTCACGCCAGAGTGGCGTGCTTGGTTTGGAGACAGCAAGGTCGTTGATGAGCAGGGCAACCCAATGGTCGTTTACCACGGCACGGACAAAGACTTTTCTGTCTTCCGTGGATCGTATTTGTTCGACCGTTATCCAGAATACGACAGCACCAAGTCTTTGACTGCCAACGAGGGAGACGGGCTGTTCTTCTTTAGCGACAATCCAGATACTGCTGCTCAATTTACTAGTGGCCCCGGTTCCTCTGTTATTCCTGCTTACCTCAAAATTGAGAACCTGTTTGATCCAGAGTCTCCTGAAGGCAGGAAGGTTTTTCAGAAGTTCCTTCGGTCTAGAAAGTCAGATCGTTACATCAAAGACAGTGGTGTTCGAGAGGCGGCAGAGGACCGAGAAATATCAGTACTCAATTTGCTTTCACTTGGTGACTGGGAATCAATTGAACACCCGGACCTATTGAAGTTCATCAAAGACATTGGATACGACGGCATTCGTGTTTGGGAAATGGGCGAGCATAACTTGGCGGTTTTCAACAGCAGCCAGATCAAGTCTGCATTCAACGAGCGCCCAACCCAAAGCCCGTCTATCTCGTCCGCCCGTGCGCCGTCGCGTGGAATATTCGACGTCAACAACCCGCCACAACCGAAGGCTGGATTCGACAATGTCATGGCTGTGATGGACAGCGATGGCGTCGTGTACTACGACACCGAAGCCCGTATGCACGGAGACCTTGTCGATTCGTTCCCGGGCATCGAGGACTACATCATCGACGGCGGTTTCATCGTCAATGGCAAGTATCGGATGAACATGTCTGACGGTGGGTATGCCGCCAAGGAGGGTGGAGACGAGCGCGTGGCTGAGGTCAAGGCGTTTACCAAGCGTGTGAACGATCCGACGATCGTCGGCGCCCGTCAGCGCCGCGAGGATCTCGCGTACCAGATCGGTCGCCGCAGCGGTCAGGTCGCTGGTGTAGCCCGTGGGCGACAGCAGCGCGAAGCCGAGGTGCGCGAGGCCCAGCGTGAGGCAGAGGCTCGCGCTCGCGCTGTTGAGGAGACTCGACGTCGCGCCAAGGAGCAGAAGCGCGAGCAGCGCGTCCGCGAGCGTGCCAAGCGTGCCGCTCTGGCCGGACGTATGCAGGCTCGACTGGCCCGTCTGTCCGCCGAGATCCGCCGACGCCAGCGTCGGGAGGGCGAGCGGATGGAGGACTTCAGCCGCCGCGCCCTGCGCGAGATGATGCGCGAGGCCCAGACCGCGAGCGGCGAGGGCTATCGTCAGGCGAAGCGGGACCTTTCGCGCCTGAAGCGCGAGGCGATCGAACTGATCAACCTGCTGCCGCCGCAGACTCGATCGAAATATCTGCCTCGCATTGCTGAGTTGAGCAGCGCGGCTGGCGTCCTGAAGGTCGCAGACTCCGTGGTCCGCGACATGACGCGCAACGAGGCCCGTGTCACGTTCAACCGTCTGCGTGCATTGCAGCAGCAGTTCACCTCGCGTCGCGGTATTCGGAATGACACCCGCGATCAGGCCATGCCGCTGATCCAGTCTGGAATGGCGATGCTTGGCGGTGATCGCCTGATGGGATACACGGACATGGCCGACATGGTCCAGCGCATTGGCGCTGCCCGTCAGTTGCTTGAGGAGGCTCGCGACCTGTACGAGCAGGACCGCGAGGCTTGGCGTGATGGCCGAGCAGAGCGCCATCAGGAACGGTCTGACGCTGCCGAGGTTCTGGCGCAGAACATCGAAAGGCTCGACGAGTTGCCGGACTCGCGACTCTGGAGTACTGGCCGCACGGCTGGTTTCGTCGGCAAGTTCTTCGCTGCCAACAGCGACATCCACACGCTGGCGGAGATCATCGATGGTGCGATCGACGGTCCTATCCACGAGATGATCGCACGTCTCGCCGCCGGCAAGAACGCGATGAACCTCGATCGCCGTCGCATCGACCAGACGATGGACGGACTCTTGCAGCAGGCCGGATACAGCAGCGTCGATGACTACGCCCAACGCGCCGCCGGCATGGGCGGTGTAGCGGCAACCGACGTCATGGACGTCATGCTTGGTGGTCAGTCTCGCCGCATCACGAGCGGTGAGGCCATGTCGCTGGCAGCGATGGACGACGACACACTGGCTCTGCTGTTCGACGAGAACGATCCAGAGTTTGCCGGTAGCCCGATCACGTTCCTGCGCGACGGCGGCAAGATGCCGGTTCGCGTCACGAGGCAGGAGGTCGAGGCGATCCGCGCACGCCTGTCGCAGGGGCAGATCGCGCTCATCGACGGTCTGAAGGCGATGATCGACGCCGACATTCGTCAGCGTGCATTCGATGTCCACTACGCCCAGTTCGGTCGTATGCCCGAGGCGATTACCGGCTACTACCCGCGCCGACGTCTTGGCGACTCGATCAGTGGCGACACGGTGGATGTCAACGCCACCCCGGGCAACGTCATTATGACGATGCTGGACAATGCCGGCTTCACCCGCCAGCGTGTCGCGTCTCGTGCGCCGCTGGTGGTTGATGACCTCGTCCGCACGATCGACGGTCATGTCGATCAGGGCCTGCGCCTGATCCACCTGAGCGATCCGCTGCGTTTCGGCATCACGGTCATGCGTGACGCGAACGTCAAGAGCGCGATGGAAAGCCGGCTGGGCGCCAAGAGCAACGACCAGATGCGGAAGTTGCTGATGAACGGGGTTGGCCTGAGCGGTCGTCCGACTGGCGACTTCATCGACAGCCTGAACAGCAACGTCAGCGGCGCCCTCCTGCTGATCAACCCGAAGACATGGTTCCGCCAGTTGGGCGGCATCTTCCGTCTGGCGAGCGAGTTCGACATGAGTGACTGGGCGAGCGGCAGCAGGTCGTCGATCGCCCTGACGCCGGCGCAGCGCAGCGACCTGATCGACCGTATCGAGCAGGACAGCGGGTACTTCTTCGACCGCCACCGCCGGTCGCAGGTCGGTCTGTTCGCGGGTATCATCGGAGACCCTCGACAGAATCGTGAACGCATGATGGTCATGCTGCGTGCTGTCGGGTCGAACCTGCGTTCGGCTGTCGATGAGGCCACGCAGGCGAACTTCCGATCGATGTTGGAGGACCTCAATGCTGGTCGCTCCAACGTCATCACGATCCTGCGTTCGTTCGATTGGGCGCTTCGTGGGATCGACCGTCAGGTCATGCTGGCCGGGTACATGAGTGCGCGTCAGAGCCTGTCGCGCACCGACCCGGCGATGGCCGAGCAGGACGCTCACCTTGCTGCGATCGCTCTGGCCGAGCGTGCGTTCCGTCGGACGCAGAACGTCAGCGATCCGATGGACGACACCGTGTTCGCGGCGGAGCAGAAGTTCAACAAGGGCTACGGTCGCCTGCTGTTCCCGTTCTCCAGCGATCCGCTGAAGGCGTTCAATCAGGCCCGACGTGCGGTCGCCAACCCGGACGCTCGCGCCGGCACGGCGTTCGGCATCACGGCGAACATCCTGTGGTCGGCTGCTGCCAACCCGCTGTCGGTCGGTCTGGCCGGCCTCGCGACTGGCTTGTGGGCGAGCGACGACGAGGACGACAAGTTGCTCAAGCAGGCGATCGTGAACCAGCAGGCTCAGCGTGCGATGGAGCGTGCCGCCGGCGACCTCGTTGGCAGCGCCTTCGGCTACGGTGGGCTGATCCTGAATGACGTGTATCAGGCGTACCGTGCATATCAAGATGGATATGCACCGGACGCTGGCATTCAGATCATGCCGTTGCAGGTCGCGAACGAGGTGCTGCGGAACTTCGCAGCCGGCGAGTACACCGCGATGGCTGGAGATGTCGCAACGCTTGCCGGCATTCCTGTCACGACTCCGATCGAGTCGATCCGTCGCGACATCGCACGGGTCACGCCGACCCCGGAGAAGATCCGCGATGCACTGCTGGCGAAGAAGCGCGGCAGCGGCCTGACGGATGACGAGGAGCGCAGGCTCAAGGCGGCGCAGCAGCAGGTCCGGCTCAACAAGTTGCAGACGGCAGAGTGAGATTCCGCTAGGAATCCCGGGGCTTGACAGGCCCCGGTCTGAACACTAGAGTTCCTGCACATGACTGCATCGTGCAGTCACTCGCACTAGGAAATACTGCATGGCAAAGAAACTACCGCGCAACGAGCGGTACAAGACGATCACCATTCGCAAGAAGGACTGGGACGTGTTGGACCGCATTCAGCGTGGAACGGGATGGACGAAGACCCTGATCTTCCACTTCATCATCGAACACCACGCGCACAAGTTGCCGGAAAACCTGAGCGATATCGGGTACATCCGGCTGGGCAACACCAAGATCGCGATCAGTGAGATCGACGAACAACTCGAAGGAAAGACTAATGCAAGCACTCCAAGCGTTTGAGATTCATCACGACATCCCGGAAGCGGACTACCACCAACGCGGTGGTTGCAGCGCATCGCAACTCCGCACACTGCTGACGAAGTCGGCAGCGCACCTCCAGCACCAGCGTCGTCACCCACAGGAAGAGACTGCCGCGCTCCGCGTCGGACGTCTTCTTCACTGCATGGTGCTGACGCCCGGTCTCGTCAAGGCGAACTTCACCATCGCTCCCGACATCAACCGTCGGACCAACGCCGGCAAGGAAGAGTGGGAGCGGTTCATCGCTGCGAATAGCAGCAAGACCGTTGTGACACACGAGGAGTGGGATGACGCGCACGGAATGGCACAGGCCGCTCAATCGACTGGCCTGTTCAGCAAGGGCCAGCCGGAGATCAGCATCTTCGGCAGCATGAACGGCGTGGACGTCAAGAGCCGGCTCGACTGGTTCAACGCCGGAGAGATCATCGACGTGAAGTCCACGTCGTCGGTGGCCTCGCCACGCGAGTTCCAGAAGACCGTGTGGAACTGGGGCTACGGGTTGCAGGCAGCGTTCTACATGCGGATGGCTCGTGCCGCCGGCCTGTCACCATCCAAGTTCGTGTTCGTTGCAGTGGAGAAGGAAGCACCGCACGTCGTCGGGGTGTACGACCTCGACCCGACGGTGATCGAACTCTTCGATCGTCAGATCGACGACCTGATCGAGGAGTACAAGCAGTCGCTGGTCGTCGATGTGGCGCGTACTTGGGGACGCCACACCATCTCTCTCCCCTCTTGGGCCAAGGCTGGCCTTGAAGACGAAGCCTGAAAGGAACCTGATCACATGAAGACTTCAGAACACATCGGACAATTGGTCGCTGCGCTGGCGGAGGCGCAGAAGACAATCGTGAACCCGGCCTTCGACAAGGTCAACCCGCACTTCAAGTCGAAGTACGCGACGTTGGGGGCGCACCTCGATGTCATCCGTGACCCGTTCTCCAAGAACGGTCTGGTGCTGACGCAGTTCATCAGCAGCGACAACACGTCGATCACCTGCACCACCCGCATCTCGCACAAGAGCGGCGAGTGGATGGAGGACAGCGCCAGCGAGGGTCGCCCGGAACGCTGCACGATCCAGCAGTTCGGATCGATCTGCTCGTACCTCCGCAGGTACACGATTGCTGCGGCGGTCGGCATTGTCGGGGAAGAGTCGGACGACGACGGCGAGGCTGCGGTGGCTCCGCAGCGCATGGCCCAGCAGTTCAGCCGCCCCGTCCAGCAGCAGGCCCCGGCGCCACAGCGCCCGGTCCAGCAGGCCCCAGCACCGCAGGCCCCTGCCCAGCAGGCTCCTGCGCCAGCCCCGGCTCCTGCCGCCACGCAGGATGACGGCGAGTGGGTGTGGATCGACATCCGGTTCTGCGACGAGAAGCAGTCGCAGGGCAAGACGGCCAGCCCATACCTCGCGATCAAGACCGCCGACGACCAGCGCCTGACCTGCTGGGACACCGAGTTGTTCGCCGTTCTGAAGGAGGCGGCTACCAGCAGGAAGACGATCGGCGTGATCATCGACACCTCCACCAAGTTCCCGAAGATCGTGGAGGTGCGGCGTGGCTGACAGCCTGTGGGACCTGTCCGAGGGCGAGCGCCGGCGCGATCGAGGGATCGCGCTGGCCTCCCTCCCCCGGGCTGAACTGTTGAACACCGCACGCGAGACTGCCGTCGCGCTGGCGCAGGCACGTGAGTCACGCGAGGTATCGATGGACGATGTCAAGCGGCACATGGAGACCGCTGGCCTCGACCCGTCGGCCCTCGACAATGCGGCTGGCGCGGTGTTTCGTGGATCCATGTGGGCGGACACAGGCAAGCGGATCAAGTCTGCCCGTACTTCCGCCCGGGCGCGTGAGATCAGGATCTGGAGGCTCCTATGAGCCGGAAGGCACCGTGGTTTCCTATGTACACCACGGACTTCATTGCCGCCACGATGGCGATGAGCAGCGCGGAGGTTGGCTGCTACATCCGCCTGCTGTGCTACCAGTGGACGAATGGTGGTATCCCAGACGACTACGAGGCAGCGAAGCGTGTGGCTGGTGACATGACCCAGCCGATGTGGAAGGTGCTGCGATGTCGGTTTCAGGATGTGGACGGCGTGTTGGTCCACCCGAGGTTGGAGCAGGAGCGGGTTAGGATGGAGTCGGTATCCACCCGGAGGTCCGCTGCTGCGACACGCCTGAACCAGCGCCGCAAGGCACAAGAGACACCACAGGAACAACTCAAGAGAATCAGGAGAGACAATGTTTGACCCATACGACCCGAAGAATCTTGCCAACCTGAAGCCGGTTCGTTGCCGGCGATGCCAAGCGATCATCGACTACGTTCGCGACGGCGAGAAGCAGTGGGTTGATCGCTGCAACGACTGCAATCGTGACGACATGATCGACGAGATCATCGACTGGTTCAATCCGAAGGATGACGAATGAGATACATGACTACCGACGACCTCGCGGCGCGTCTGCGACTCTACGCAAATGCCTCAATAGAAGGCGGGTGGGCAGCGGTGTTCAAGTTAGACCTAACCATTGCCGCCGACGCGATTGAGCGACTGCGGATTGAGCGCGACGAGGCGCGGCGGCTCCTGAAGGCTGTCGTTGACATGATGCGTGACAACATGGCTCACGATGCAACGCACCCGCATCACCTGTGCGACTTCATCCACCGCCCCGACATCGGCATGTGCAAGGTGTGTGAGGATTGGACGGATGCAATGGTGATGTGCTACCCCGATGATTTTCAGGACGAGGAGGACGGCAAGTGAAGGACACAGACATCATTGCGGCGATTGCGCCCGATGCGGTATCGCTGATGGACAAGGCAATCGCGGAGATCAAGCGACTTCGGCAGGAGAACGCAACCCTCACCGCCGAGCATGACGCGCTACGCGCCGAGCGCGACGAGGTGCGACAGTCGTATTGCTCGCTGATGGAGGCGTACCGAGGCGGCGATGGCAGGGTCACCGCGAACAAACTCGGATGGGGCTACCTGTTTGAGGAGGACAAGCCATGCCAGTAGGCGGCAGGTACAAGAACACGAAGTACGGACACAACGCATCGGGCGACGATGTGTTCTTCATCCTCATCCCGATCTTCGCGGTCGTCCTGCTCATTTCAATGATCGGGGAGGCACGGAGAACCAAGAGCAGACCAAACCACAACACCACACACAAGGAGACTTGCCATGTTCAGTAACACCTGCGCCATGACACTCGCACAGAAGTCCGACCGCATCCTCGCGCAGACGCGAGGCTTGAGCGGAGCGACACCGAACGCCACGCAACTCATCGAAGAACTGCGGTGGGCGTTGGAGGAGAACAGGAGGGAAGTCGAACGCCTCACGACCGAGCGCGACGAGGCGAGGCGGGAAGTCTGTGACTTCTGTGAATCGGGAGACGAATGGAATGCTCCGGAAGTTGCTCGCGAGATCGCTGAAGAGCGAGGCTGGGACTGCTTCAAGGAGACAAGCAATGACTGATCCCGACATCGTGGACATCGTGACCCTGTTGCGTGGAGCGGATCGCCCTGAGCCGTATCTGTGCGCCGCTGCCGCCGATGAGATTGAGAAATTGCGGAAGGAGCGTGACGAGGCGAGGCGGATGTGGTGCGAAGCCGAGGCCGTAGGTAACTGCCTATCCGTTGATGACATGTATCGACGCGCCCGTACCGAGGCCAAGCGGCGCGGATGGGACTGCTTCGATTTGGTTCCGAACGACATCGAAGAGCATGAGGTGCGCGGCGACGTTGCCGGACCGGAAGGAGCAGACTGATGGAAGTATTCCTGTGGCAGATGGCTGTCGTGGTAATGCTCGTTGCCAATGGTGTGGTGTGGACGCTAGCGGTTGTCTACTACCGCAAGGCACGGGCTATTCGGAAGCGTACGGACGCAATGCGAAAGGAAAGGGAACGACATGAGCGACAGTGAACTCGACCGCGTGATCAAGCGGAACGTCCTGCTGGTCATCGAGAACGACCACCTCAAGGGACAACTCGACCGCATGAGAGAACTCGTGCGGAGTCTGCATCGCGAGCGCGATGAGGCGAAGGCTATCGCGGCGCAATACCTCGACGCACACCGGGATGTCGTGGTGTCTGAACTGGAGCGAGGACCGGGCGACGACGACGGCGATCCGGGCGACGAACACAAGGACCTTGGCGAGGAGTACGACGGGGTGATGGTGATCGACGGCGCGAACTCTGCGCTCATGGGTGTCGGCCAGCGTTGCGGCCAGCCGACGATCGCGATCTACTCGTACGACGCTCTCGTCGCTCACTACATGGCTGACGGCATGAGCGAGGGCGAGGCCATCGAGTGGGTCGAGGTCAACATCATCGGCGCATGGATGGGCGAAGGGACCCCAATCGTATTGGTTGAGAGTGACGAGTAACGAAACAGGAGAGACACATGGATAGCACGGACGCAATCACATACAGCAAGAACTACGCGATCATGCGTGAACTGTGGACCAACTGGCAGGCCACGGATGCCGCCGCTGCTCTGTTCGCGGAGCGTTGCGCGGACCTGAACCAGCGGGTCCTGAACGACTGCATCAAGCGGCACAGGTGTGAAGCCGCAGGCCAGTACAATGAGCCGAAGATCCACCGCATCCTTGAGATGTACGGCGAGACCATGCGCGGAAACTCCGTGCAGCAGCACTTCGCGGCCAAGGTCAACGACAGCGACCTCACGCCGGAGGAGATCGCAGAGCAGGACATGGACGCGGAGGAGATCATCGCGAGCGCCACGGCTGACGAGGTGAAGGCAGCGTGCGCCGGGTACCCCATTGAGGCGAAGACGGCGGTGGGCAAGCGCCTGCTGGCGGCTGCGATCCGCCGGATGAGGAGGCAACCATGACCGACTGGCCGATCGAGGTTCAGTTACGGGAGGAGCAGGCCAAGCGCATCCTCGCAGAGGAGCGCGAAGCACGGCACGCGACCGTCGCTAGCGCACTCGACGAGGCGCTGGTGCAGTTGATGAGCGTCTGTATCCGGGCGTCCCGCAGTGACAACTGCTCGAAGTACATGAAGCGCCACCTTGCCAGCGTCGTCGAGCGGTTCGGTAGAATTAGGGAGGAGGCCATCAATGGGCGCGACTGTTTCGATCTCCCTCCCGATTCCGAAGAGCAGGGGGGCTAATGGCCGGGACCACTGGGCGGCGAAGGCCAAGTTGACCAAGGCCGACCGGCTGATGGCCCGGATCACCGGCGGGACTGTGTCACCGGCGATGCCCCTGCGGTTCGTCAGCCTGACGATCGCGTACAGGGTGAAGGGAAAGCAGGGACCCGACGTAGACAATGCGATCAGCCGGTGCAAGGCATACCTCGACGGGCTGACAGACGCAGGCTGGTGGGTTGACGACCGTGTTCTGGTCGAGATCAAGGCGGCGGTGTTCCGTGGCTGCGGCAAGGACGAGGGCGTGACGATCACGGCGAAGGATGTCGAGAAGGCTGGCGATGCGACCTAGGTACGAGACAGCGGACGATCGACAGCGTCAGCGCGAGGCGGTGTCCTACCTATCTGCGGCGACTGGTACGACCGCCGTCGAGACGCCTCCATTGACGCGATGGGACTATGAGATGGTGCGCGACGGTCGGGTGCTGGCGCTGGTCGAGGTCAAGTTCCGCAAGTGTTCCAGTGCCACATACCCCACGTTCATGGTGAGCGAGGGCAAGGCAACGACCCTACGCGACCACGCGATTGCCTCCGGTTGCGCCGGTGGATTCTTGGTAAACTGGATCGACGCAGCCGGATGGCTTCGGATTGACACGTTGGTGCCTGACGGGTGGTCGGTCAGCAGTGGCGGTCGATGCGACCGTGGCGATCCGATGGATGTCGAACGGGTGGTTCACTTTCCGATCGACGGGTTTCGGTTCATCGACCGTGCTGCTGGCGCATGGTTGGATGCATGAACTGGCCGTGCCAACGGTTGACATCACAGGACTCCGCTGGGGAGCGTTCACCCCGGCAAGACGACCGCAAGGATGCGGTCGTTTCCATTGGCACAGCGCCCACTGGGGGCGCCTGCCTGCGGCGGGATGCTGTTTCTACATCAGCGGCACAGCGTGATCCGATGTACCTCGCGGCCTTGGGGGATCACCCGCGTGGGCAGTTTGCAGGCCCACACACCCGCAGTCGGATCATACCTGCGACACTTGCCGGGAAGTGTAGCGGGTTCGATCCAGCCAAACTTGCAAGTCATGTACTGGCCGTGCCTTATGGCAAAAAGAAAGCCCCCCGTTGCCGGTGGGCAGCGAGGGGCCGAATCACATGGAAAGACTGGTGGGAGTGTATCAGGTGGGTTCGCCGTACACGGTCCCGGTCGCAGGATCACGGTCGCCGTCGTCGGGCTGGCCGTCGGGCTGGCCGTTGGGCAGGTCCATGTCGATGCCGACGACCTTGAAGAACCACAAATCCCGGTGCAGTAGGCGCATGATCTCGCTGCGGCTGCTGGCGTACCAGCATCGGCGCTGGGAGTGTGCCACCCATGCGGTGGAGTCGGGGCTGCGGTGCAGGTGGATGATCGTCATAGGTCCTCCATGTAGAGTACCCCGGGCAGGTTCGGAATCCGCCACAGGTCGGGGCCATCCTGCGAGCGGTCAACGCTACGGTCAACGGTGCGTTCAACGCCCCGTTCAACGCTACGTTCAACGCCCCGTTCAACGGTGCGTTCAACGGTGGTATCCACATCCACATCCACATTCACATACCCCCCCTCCCGGGGGGGGTTGGGGGGGAGTGGCTCTAGGATCGATTCTGCGGCCTTGGCTGGCTGGGTGGTGTCGAGGTAGCACCCCACCCCTGCGGACGCCTTGGAGGGCTTGCTAGGTGCCTTCCCGGGCCTGCGCTTGGGGTGAGCCGCCTTCCACTCCCGTTCCTCGACTGCGACCCGGGCTTGGTGTGCCATAACTCGCGCCAAGCGAAGTCGGACCACCGCCGGGTGGCGGGACCGGACCTCCTCGACGAGGTCGAGGACGGGCATGGACAGGGTGGCCCGACCCGGGCGCTCGCGGCCCTCCCGGATCGGGTACCCATCGTCGTTGACCTCGACCATGTAGGCCGTGAAGGGGACCTTCCCCTTGCGGCGTCGAGGTCCGGCGGTCACGACTCGCCCCGCCGCCGCTTGCCGAACGCCTCCGCAGCCTGACGGATGCGCTCGATGTCATGCTCGCAACGGTCCCGGATGCGCTCGATCGTTTCCTTGACCAGCACCGGGTCGGCGTCGGCATCGCGCAGCGCCGCCTGCATATCGCCCAGCGCGTGCGACTTGTCCTTGCGGAACTCGCAACGGTTGCAGTGGCCGGACACATCGAACCAAACTGCCCGGTACTCGCGCTTGCCGTTGCTGGCGGGGTGCTTCATGCTCTCGACGATGCCGAAGTACAGGCCGCTGGGGCTGGCAGTAGAGACATCGATGCGGCCTCCGAAGAATGACAGTGTGCCGTCGTCGCAGTAGTGCGTCAGGCCGTCGAGGTTGGCCTGCGCGTTGCGCTGGGGTTCGTAGTGCGCGTCAGTGAACAGTCGGGGTCCAATTGCCATGTGTGTCTCCATGTGAGTGAGTGTGAGTGTCCAGCACGGTGCTGGGATCCCCGCCCCGGAGGGCGGGTGACCTAGTCCCGTGTCAGAGGCCGCAGGATGCGGCGCATCGGTCCTCCCAGTCCATGTCGAATCGGTCGGCCACCTGCTGGCGCTCGATCGACTCGATGCGGCTGGGGTCACAGGTCACAACGACCTTGCGACGGCGATCGTACGCGATGCGCTGGCCTCGCCCGAACCGACGACCGTCGGAGTCGAGACCCGCGTACTTGGCGTTGATGAAAACGATGTCGAACATGGTGGTGTCTCCGGTCAGGCGTTGGTCGTGTACACGATCGATCCGGTGTTGCGCGAGTCATACGATCGACCCGTCGCGATGATGTCGCGAAGGTCCTCGCGGATGTTCGCGAGGTAGTCGTGGTGGTGGATGATGGAATCCACCACGCTGCTGTCGAGCAGCATCTCGTGGTTCAGCAAGCGGGGCGCACGGAACCCGGCAGCATCGAGCGCAGCGGCGATCGACGCAGCGGTCGCCTCAAACGCTTCGGCGGTGCTGGTCAGGCTTTCCAGTCGGGCGCCGACGGCATCCTGCTGGCCGCAGTGCATGGCGTTGCTGCGAGCGCGTCCGCACTCGCTGGACCAGTAGGCGTCGGCCTCCGCACGCTCGATGCGGAGCAGCGCCGACCGGGCCAACAGGGTGCAGTAGTTGGACAGCAGGGTGCTGGCCTCAAGGGTCACGGTCACGGGGTACTGAATCGTCGCGGTCATGTGTGTCTCCATGTGAAGGTGTTCAAGGCGTCCTGCACGGTGCAGGGCAGGACCCCCCGGAGGGGGTCGAGCCGTGCGTCGGTCAGTCAGGACACGCGAACGAACCGCCCGTCGGCGGTGTACCAAAAGCAGTTGATGGTGGAATCAAGCACCCGCCCTGTCGAGGTCTCGATCGTGTCAACCTGCTGCGTGGCGCAGATGCGCGAACCTGTAGACCAGTTCGTTGGTTGCAGAACCTCACGCTTGGAGTGGATAACGAAGTGCGTGTTCGCGTCGATGTGGAAGATGGTGGTCATGTCAGTGTCTCCATGTGTGTGGGTGCGTCGGTCAGACGAGGCTGTCGATCGTGGTCTTGAGCAGTGCTTCGGACTGCTTGACGATGTCGGTCAGGGCGTTCCCGGTCGGGATCAGAGTGTCGGCCAGCGGCTTGCTGTCGATGGCTGACTGGAACCGAAGGTGCGACTTGAACACCCGGAGGTCGTTGAGCATCCGGGTCGCGACCGCGATGCGGCAGATGGCGGTCTCGATGACATTGAACTGGGCATCGCAGACCGTCAGGGTCGAGGCAACGGTGCGAGCCAGTTCCATCGCGAGCGCGTTGGCCGCGTCGGGATTGGTCGTGTTCTCGCCAATCAGTTTCGCGTTGCGGATGATGCCGAAGGTGTCGATGGTGGTCATGTCAGTGTCTCCATGTGAGTTGGTGTGAATCCTGCACGGTGCAGGCCATGCGCCTCGTTCGGAGGCGGCAGGCTCAAACCGTGTCGGTTGAGGTTGACTTGTCAAAGAGGACCATCGAGTAGTTCGATGATGACTGCACAGTACTGCAAGGTACTGCAATGTCAAGTAGGGGGTGGGCAGATTCTGAAGATTTTCTTTTGGGCCGATTCCACGGCGATAGCGCGGGGTTGGTCCAATGCAGCGCACCATGCAATTGCCAAAGCGCGAGAGGGGCGATGTGCCTGCTAGAGACGCGGAAGAGATCGAGGCACGGAAGGCGGTCTTCCTCGCCTCGCTGCCGTCAGAGGGCGTCTGCGGGGCTGCACGGGCCGCTGGCGTGGCGGAGTTCACACCCTGCCGCTGGTACGCCAACGACGAGCGGTTCAGGGCAGCGTGGGACATGATCGAGCCGCTCACGGCTCGCCGGCTGGAGGCCATCGCGGACGCGGTCGTCAACGGCGAGCGTGAACTAAACAGCGCGGCGGTGCAGGTGCTGATGTTCCGGCTCAAGGCGCTCAAGCCAGCGACCTACCGCGAGCGGTCGCAGGTCGAACACACGGGTGCCAACGGCGGTCCGATCGCCATCGAGCAGGGCGATGCTGGCCGTGGCGCGGCCATGCTCGCGGAGTGGAGCGCGGCCATGCTGCCGCCCGGGCAGGGCAATGCCAAGCCCTGACCCGATCGCGATCATTCAACTCCGGCAGCGCGTTCTGAACGCCAGCGCGGCGGAGCAGCCGCACATCCGCGCCGCCTTCGCACAGTCATTCCCGGCGTGGGCCGACGCGACCGCGTGGACCTTCCGCGTCAAGGAGGTGGGCGACGACGGGCGCGAGCGCCCGGTGCGCCAGCCCCATGTCCCGTTCACGCTCTGGCCATGCCAGCGCCGCGCAGCCACCGAAGTCATCGAGGGCATCGAGGCTGGCCGCGATGTCGTGATCCGCAAGAGCCGCGACATGGGAGCGTCGTGGCTGGTCTCCGCCATCGCGGTGTGGGGCTGGATGTTCAAGGGCTGGCAGTCGCTGCTGGTCAGCCGCGTCGAGGACCTCGTCGATCGCACGGGCGACCCTGACTCGCTCTTTTGGAAACTCGACTACCTTTTGAGCAGCCAGCCACGGTGGCTGCTGCCCTGCGACCCGGACGCGCTCGCCAAGGGCGGCGAGTTCCGCCAGCACATGGTGCTGCGACACCCGGAGAGCGGCGCGACGATCACAGGGCAGGCCAGCACCGAACACATCGGGCGCGGTGGTCGCCGGACCTTCGTCCTCTTCGACGAGTTCGCTGCGCTCGACAACGCGGCGGCGGCGTGGCGCAGCGCGGCGGACTGCACATCGTGCCGCGTCGCGAACAGCACGCCCATCGGCGCAGGCAGCGAGTACTCGCGGCTGGTGGCGACGGCGCGGACCAAGGGCGAGCCGCGCCTAGTCGAGTTGATGTACTGGGACCACCCGGAGAAGGGCGCAGGCGCGGAGCAGCGCATCGACGAGGACGGCACTGTCACCGGGTTCGCAGGCTCGCCGTTCACATGGTCGCCGTGGCTCGCGGAGCAGGCGAAGCGCCGCGATCGCGTTGACCTCGCGCAGAATGTCTTCGCGGAGTCGGTCGGCAGCGGCGCGGCATTCTTCCCGTCGCACATCGTGACCAAGCACCGGGACGAACACGCGGCGGATCCGAAGCGGTGCGAGGTCGTGCGCGGCAAGTTGGTGCGCGAGCCGCAGGGGCGCTGGCGGGTGTGGGGCGACCCGACGAGGGCGACGGAGTATGTCGCCTTCATCGACCCGTCGCACGGCACGGGCAGCGCGAACAGCGCGGTGTGCATCATGGACGCGACCGCTCGCCGGGTGGTGGCGGAGTTCGTTGACCCGAACATCTCGACCTACGACCTTGCCCTTGAGGTGTCGAACGCCGTGCGGCGTGTGTGGCGGGGCAGGCGAGCCACGCTGGTGGGGTGGGAGACCAACGGACCGGGCGCGACCTTGCAGCACGACTTTGAGCGAGCGCAGTACCCGGCGATCTACAGGCAGCGGCAGACGGGGACCACGAGCGAGCGAGCGACCCGGCGTGTGGGCTGGACCAGCACGAAGCGAGCGAAGCGCCAGTTGCTGGGCGACCTTGCTCGTGCGTTGGCGCAGGGCGAGGTGGTGGTGCCAAGCGGCGAGGCGCTCGACGAGATGCTGGAGTATGTGATCCTTGACGATGGCAGCATCGAGGCAGGCAGCAGGCGAGACGAGGCGAGCGGTGCGCGTGAGGCTCACGGCGACCGGGTGATTGCGCTGGCCGGGGCGTTGATGCTCTGCGGCGAGGCTGGTCCTGCGGTGGAGGAGGAGAGCGAGTACGGGGGCGACACGCTGGGCGCAATCTTGAAGCACGATGACGTGACTCGCGAGTGGTGACGGTACGGTGGTGTGCATGGCGAAGAAGACTGTCAAGTTGAGTGTCGGTCGCGGCGAGAAGTTGCCTGTGTCCCGTGGTGCTGGTTTGACGGCGAAGGGCCGTGCGAAGCACAACCGGGAGACGGGGAGCAACCTGAAGGCGCCGACGAAGGACAAGGACAACCCGCGTCACAAGTCGTTCTGCGCTCGATCCCGGTCGTGGACTGGGGAGCGCGGCAAGGCAGCGCGTCGAAGGTGGGGATGCTGACATGGCGAAGAAGAACTCACTGGTGGGCAACATCAACCGTCGCAAGAAGGCTGGGATTAGCCGTCCCAAGTCGAAGTCAACGGTGAGCGCGAAGGCGTATGCGGCGATGAAGAAGGGGTGGAAGTGATGCCCTTTGAGAGCGATCGCCAGCGTCGGTTCATGTACGCGAAGCATCCGAAGATCGCTGCGCGTTGGACACGCGAGGCGAAGGCTGCTGGCAAGGTCGCGACGAAGAAGAAGACAACCAAGAAGCGGGGCCGTTGAGATGCCCCACGACTGGACGGTCAGGCGCGAGAGCCGCAACGTCCATGTCGTTGAGGTTGACGGCGGGATGTCGATTCCTGCGTTTGAGCATTGGGTGCTGCTGTCGAGCGACAGGCACCACGACTCGACGCACGCCGACTGGGACTTGGAGCGCAAGCACCTAGACGAGGCCGTGGTGCGGAATGCCACGGTGGTCGATAACGGTGACCTGTTCGATGTTATGGGTGGGAAGTGGGACCCGAGATCACCTAAAGGCAGTCTGCGACCGGAGTTAGCGTGCGCCCCTGACTACCTCGATGCTGTCGTGCGCCATGCTTCGGAGTTCTACAGCCCGTACGCGAAGCAGTTCGCGGTGATCGGGCGCGGGAACCACGAGACGGCGATCACCAAGCGCCACGAGATCGACCTGACGGAGCGCCTGTGCGCGAGCATGTCGCAGGCCAGCGGGGTGCCTGTCCATGCCGGAGGGTACGGCGGGTGGGTGGTGTTCCGGGTCATGCTGCACAAGAGCAAGCAGTTCGTGCTGCGTCTGCGCTACTTCCACGGCAGCGGCGGTGGTGGCCCGATGACCCACGGGGTGTTGGCGACCAGACGCATGGCGTCGTGGTTGCCGGATGCTGATGTGGTGATGTGCGGCCACACCCATGACCACTGGCATGT